AATAAGTGTTCCTAACAATGGTTTCGCTCGTTGTGTTCGTAGGCTTTCCGCTTTTTCCGTTAAAGATGTTAGCGTAGATTGTTGTAATTTGTTGATATGACTTAGCAAAAAAAAATACCCTTTGTAAGCTTCTGATACTGGTAAATTCTCAAAAGCTTTTGCCATCATATCAATTAACTCTTCTTCATACTGTTCATCTTGATCTTCTCTAAAAAGAATAGCAGTTATCTTACTTAAGTATTCCCACTTTCTATAGCTCTTCTTTTGGAACAATGAACTTAAAGCCTGAGATTCTGCAAAATGTTTATAAGTTGCACCCCCCAACATCTTATCAATACCTCCAGCAGTTTTAACAGGCTTTATAAGAACATATTCCTTTTTACCTAGTTTGATAGTATCACTTGATCCTATATCTTCTTCTCTAGGCTCTCCTAAGAATTTAGAAACTAACCCAAACACTTCAACCAAACTCAATTCATCAGCACTATTAACAGATATTTCACTTTCTAAGTATTCTCTAGGAATATCAGAAAACAATTCTATCCAATCAACATAGAACTTTAATAAGTTTGATTCTGATACTGGCTCTTGATCTTCTGAATAGATGTAGTTAGATAACCACTTAGGCATATCATCAATATAAGCTTGTGCTTTTGACATTTGCCTTATAGTATTATCAGCCCATTCATTACGAATAGAGTATTTTTGGTCTAGGATAGTTGCTTGGATCATTATCTAACGATGTTTCTAGCTACAAATCTTAAGTCAGCTTTTACTTTACCTAATCTAGCACAAGCAGAAGTGTTTAAATCTTTACCTCTTTGCTCTAAGATCGCTTTTTCAATCTTCTCAGCCATAGCGTAAAGTTCTTCGCTTAAACTTTCTTTAATCGGCTTAACAGCCTTTTTAGTTGTTGTCTTTTTAGACGTTGTTTTCTTTTCCATAGGACAAATATAATAATTATTTAAATATATGAGTTAAACTGGCAACCTTACCAAATTCCTTAGAATGAATAGCACCTTCAATAGCTTTAGGAGCATGACAGTAACCAGACTTATGATGCCATGAATCAGTACCACTAGGAGACCTCATATACTCAACTGTAACACCCTGATAATCTTTACCACTCTTAAACTTAGTAACATCTTTATGATGTATATGGTGTAAATAAATGTACCTGTAATAAGTATCAGCCCATTCTTTAGGAGCTTCATTAGCCATTAGTAAAGGCATATCAGCCATTTTAGCACCATCACCATGACTAGAGCCTATTAGATTCTTACCATAAACAAAATACTTTCTATGATTATTACTCACATCAAAAGTAATATTCTTATGATTCCTAAACCAACAGTAAATAGAATCAGCTAACATAAATCCACTAATAAAATCATGGTTACTAGGGTTATGAGTTATATGAACATCAGCAACAGTAACTAGCATTTCAATAATCTTAACATAAAGATCACGAGCTAAACCGTAATTCTTATACCACATTCCATCTACATCTTGTTTAGTTCCTGATGTAGTTGTGTTGGTAGCACCGTCAACATGAAGAACATCATTACCAATGATAAATAGAATCTTATCAATAGGAAACCCTGAAGCTTTATCTAAAATACCTTGAACGCCTTCTAACGCTCTTTTAATAGCAATATCTGAATTATATTCATCTCCTGTTTCAGTTGGATCTGCTAACTTTCCTACGTGTAAATCAGCAATATCAATAACTAACAGATGTTTATCTTTTATCTTCTTACGTTTATACTCTTTGTATTTAGGTGAATAGTTAGACATTTCAGAAACAAACTTCTCTCTCATTTCATCAAAGGATATTATTCCTTGCTTATTCTTAATGAATATTGAAGCTTCTTTAGTCTTTAGCCAGCCATGACTCCACTCAGCCCCAGCTAGAAAATCATTCTCTTCTAGTTTCTTGTTGAAAGTGTTGTCTGCTATCGCTTTATTATAGAAGTCGCATATAGTCTTTCTGTTGAACTCTAAGCCGTACTTATTCTTTAAAGTTTCTGCTATTACTGGAAATGTTTTAAGCTGTTTTCTAAGATCAATAATTTCATCTTTGTAAGGCTCTAGTTTACTAGCCATGAGAAGTAGTTTTTTCGCTAATATAATAATATTTCAACCAAATAAAAAAAGTGCAAATAAATGCACTTCTGATAGGGTCTGTTAATAATTATATTCTTTTAAATATAAATAGTGCAACTCGAAGCACTTTATATGTTTTTACGTATCAAAAAGTGTTTTGATTAACCTTTGTTTCGTAACAAAAAATGTTTTGATTAACCTATACTTTGTAACATATACTTTACAATTAGCACCCATTTTGTAAAAGATAGTTAACATATTAGCTTTCTGCTACGTTTGCTCCTATTTTCTGCTATTATATTAGCAATGCACCCGTTTTTCATGTGATGCGCCTGATATTCTCAATTCGCAAATTAAATATTCGGGGTTAATTTAAAATAAACCTTAATCAACTCTTCATTATGTTTAAGAAACTCTTCTGCTAGTTCTTTTGTAGGGAAGGATAGTTCTCTATACGCTTCTGGCAAATTTAAAACACTTATACTGTTACACCACCTTCTTATACAATACTTCGAATCATTAAAAGCTTTCCAATCAGGCTTCCAATCCTCTACATAATACTTCCTTACTTGTAATAACTGAGCTAGGGCTAAAGCTGATTCTGCATCTTGTTTTGTTGGGAATACATTTTGATTATAATTTATACCATTATTTTTTGAATAATCAATTATTTCAGAAAACCCATTAATATAACACCCTTCTAACTCCTCAATATCATCCCAACACTTAACTTCTCTTTCAATCTTTTTGTAATGTATTTCAACTGTTCCATTTTTATCAGTTGAAAAATAATCCCATTCATACCCTTCAGGTATTTTAATCTTTTCTGTTTTTGTTTTCATCTTGTTTGTTTTAAATGTTCGTGCTAATATAGTAATAATTATCTAATACTAAGCAATAGCCCTTACACTTTTTTTAGCTAAAGTGAAATATTCCCTCATCATAAAGCAATCAGCATAATCAGGAGAACGCCCAATAGACTCTTTAATCTTGTCTTTTTTAATTATCCCTAATCTATTCTCATCGCTATCAGGGTTATCTTGTTTAATAGCTGCTAACTCTTCTTTTAACTCTTTATAACATTTATTAGCCACAATAGGACTAAGATAAACACCGAAGTCATTAACACGACTAGCACTCTTAAAATAACACTGACTTTTAAGATTTCTGTAATTTTCATTCTTAAACTTATTTACAATAGCCTTAGCGTTATTAGTAAACCCTTTAGCCCTTAGAACATCAACTGCACCACCACCTACACCATCTTGATCTATTACAACATTAGAACGCCCTACATTGTACTTATTAGAAAGCTGCCTAATAGTTAAAATAACCTCATCTATTCCTGTTTGATCTGCTACGTAAATATCAACAACTACAAAGCCATCCCAAACCATTATAACAGTTTTATCAGCTCCAAATCTAGCAACATCACAAGTAATATAAGTTTTACCAGTAGGTTGAATAAATTCATTAGTCCTTAAATTGTCAAGACCATCATCAGAATAAATTCTAGTAGGATCATTATCATAATCCCAGTTACCATGTAAAAGACGTTCCTTTTTAGATTCATCTTTAATGTTTTTAAGGTTAACAATATACTCTTTATCAATGTAAGGATTATCAGTAACGTAAGCTTCTATAAACGCTTGATGTTGAGGTAAAGTTTTACTTCTGTACGGTAGAATAAATTCATCATACATCCAATTCCTTTTAGGGTTACAAGTAACTAAAAGCTTAGGCAGTAAATTGTATTCAGTATTATACCAACGACCTATACGAGTCTTTAAAACATCATAAGCACCGAAGTTAATTTCTCCACCTTCTTCAATCCATCCCCCTGTGTATTCTAATGAACCAAAACGCTCATACATTGGATCAGACGGTTTGTATTGTAAGTCTAATAAGTCAATACGAGAACCATTAGGAAACTCAATAAAGTTATCTTGACCTTGATAACGCCAATAATCTTGAGCCATCCCATGATGTTGCCTAACTTTTAAAAGTGTTTGAAATGTAGATGACCTTAAACGCTTTAATTCTTCTCTACCTATAAACAATTTAGTTTTTTGATATAGCAAGCAGTTAATAATTAACCACTCACAGCCTAGCCATGACTTACCACCACCAGCAGCACCACCATAAAGAACTTCTTTAGTAATAGCATCATTAAGCTTTAAATATGCTTCATGTTGTTTAGATGATGGATTAAGAGTTATCTCCATTAGGTAGGTTATAATTAATCTTTATTTCTCCTGTATGAGTGTTTTCGTTTTTGTTTTCTTGCTTATCAGCCCAATTAAATCTATTCTTCATATTCATATACCAACCAGTATAAGAAAAGTCTTTATTATCAAGGTTTTTACGCCCTGACTTCTTCCACAAAGCCTC